GGTAAAACCGTCAATAGCGTTAGAGACGCTGTCGGGGGAGTTGAACTCAACAGCACTCAAAGTGCCAGAGGACGTGAAAGTGGTTACCGCCGCAGAACTGCTATCCGTAAGAGTAGTGGGATTTTTCACCAACAAGAATTGCGCTCGATGAGAGCTGACCATTGAAAGAAGTAATGGGAAGGCTCGCAGTAAGCAGCGCTTGGATTGACCTTGATTATTGGTAATCAGTTCCTTGATTCGGATAGCCAACAATGGCTTGAATGCTGTCGTACCAATTCCAGTGACTTTGGCACCATCTTGAGAGAATATACTCAGCTTTTCAGCATCACCACCATCAATCGAAATCTGAGCGCCATATTTACGAATGTATGCATCAGCGCTAAGGACTCCAGACTTCTCGATACGAAATTGCATCGGTAAAGTTGGATTGCCTAAAGACGGGAAGGGTATCCTGTCAGAGCAATTAAGGCTGTGAGCGATAACCCAGCGAGCATTCTTTGCAGTTACCCCACCAAGATTTGCATCCTCGGGAACATAGAACAACAGGCGTGAACCAGTACCCCCATACCACCCATATTCAATACGGGCCATACAAAGATTAGTCAGGCTAAGTTCATGAATTGAGCTGGTTTGGGCTGCACCAACCAAGCTGGAACCATTCTCGCCGACCATCTTGTCGCCGTTCCAATACTGACGGGGGACGATCTCCTCCATCACATTGGGAGAAGTACTTACAATCTTATAAACAGTTCCTAAGTCAGTCCTGGTGGGTTGAGCCGTCAGGACTGCTGCATCAACAGTGAATGTAGAAGGATCTACGCCTTGAGCTGTATAGCCATGCAGATGATCTGAAGGTCGCTCACCACTAGAGGTGCGCCTGACATAAAACAGGTTTGTACCGACAACACGGAAAAAATAGCCGTCGCTGGCATCGAACATGCCATATTCGATGATGGCAGACGTGTCGGTGGATAACGCTGCACCGAATGACGCAACCGTAATACGGCCTGTCTGATAGGGCCAAGCTTGCTTAGTGACTAAGCTGGCGATATTTCCGTTAGCTGCTGCAACTTTAAGACGACATTCAGCCGCTGATTGGTTCAACAGGTGGTTAACTTCAGTAACCTTCGAGCCTGCTGTAGTTTGCTCACTGATAGCCCAAATATTTGGGTCGATATCAATGAGATTCGTGTCGTCAAAAATCGCAAGTGGTGTTTGAACTCTAGGGATACCAAGAAGATCGTCCCGTACCTGAGAAGGTGCAGAAAGATTATCTAGAATCGGAATCGGAGTTTGATCCGATGCAACAACAACAGGAAGGGATTTGGCGGAAGTATTTTGACCAGCTGGAACAGGAGTAGTTCTACCTACCGTTACAACTGAAACGCCTTCTTCTACACTGGCCATAAAGTTTTACCTCAGCTAACGGAATCTCTGGAAATACGTGGAAGGACTTCTAGAGTCCCGATTGCAAGCGTGTCCTCTTTATAGACACTCACTGCTCCTTGATTTGAACTAACTGAAAATGCGGGAGCACCTGCAGTTGTTGGATCAATTTCAAATACAGTGGTACTAATAATTGAAAGTTTATTAGCGTTGAAATCAACCCCATCATAAACACTTTGGCCGGTTCCAGACAGAATAATCTGGTCCTCAACAGTGAGATTATGTGCAGCAGCTGTAGCAACCCGCACTTTGTTGGCAGTCACTCCACCCGTAGTTGTAAAAGTAGTTCCTGAGGAAATTGCACTAATAGTCGCTTGCTGAATGGAGAAATACTCCCGTAAATCCCACAGAAACACGCCCTGCAACTCGTCGGAGGGGTCAGCTGCAATGGCCAAACCACTCTGTGTCTCGCCTCGCTCTGTATATCCCAAGACGACGTTGCGCCCTAAAGCTTCGGTTTGACGACTCGTAAGTTTAAGAGCAATCTTGCCTTTAGAAGCATCTAGTTCAACAATGCCGAAACTGTCGACAGCAGACACAGGATTAGAACTGTCATTAAAGAAGCGACGGATATCAGCAACTAATACTGAGTTAGAAAAATCATAAGGAGTGCCCCATGGTTTCTCGATATTCAGGTAAAGCTCATCAAAGCTGTCACCCTCTCGTACAGTTACTGCAATATTGTCAAGAGCCATTAGTTACTTACCGAGTAGCTTGCGTAACAACCGTTGATGAGGAGAATTAATATCTCCAAGGGACGGTTCTTCTGGATTAGTACGAGCTTTATCTAACTGTAACTGATGCAGCTGTACGACTGATTTATAATACTCGGCATTAACCTCAAGAAGACGTTTGATCTCGCTTTCAAGGCGATATACCCTGGATTGCAATGCTGCAGGAGGTACAGGCTTCTCCAGATAAACAGTATTAATAACAGGTTCAGAGAACTCACTTAATTGGGCAATGGTTTGATCGCGCTGAGACAAAACTAATTCAGTGGTCCTTTTATAACCTCTTAGTTCGTCCTGAAGCTGTTTGATTCGTAAATTAGCCTCAACCAGATCCGTACTGAGTTGTTGATTGTCCTCAATCGTATTGGTAAGGTCACTCGCAACACGCTTTAACTGGACACGTTCGTAAACAGACGCTTTAGGTGCTGCAGGCTGATCAAATTTTTTGGCATTAGCGGCACCAGGAGTGACATCGAAACTGTCAACAGCCGGGACACGCCAACGAAGTGTGTAATCGGTGCGACGGATATCACCTACATTCTTGAAACCAATCAAATAATGCACACCGCTGGGGGTGGGATCAAGAGCGAAATCAATAGCTCCATCTGTAACAGGATAATGCCGCTCATCTCTGGAGACGCCAAAAAATGGCTGAGAAGGCTTGACGACTAAAATTCCACTACGGTCATCTGAAAATAACTTCCCAAAAACTCTGGTCACGATTAAACCTCGCGATAACTGAGGGAGAGACCCACGTTTGCCGTGCCTGTAATTACTAAATTCAACTTCTCGCCAGCATCCGTTTCAAACAGTCCTAGTTGGTTGGACAGATGAGTTGTGCCGTTCGCTGGTAAATAAATCTTGCCAGACACATTATCGGTTGCGCCTGTCTGAAACTGAATATTGCAGGCAGCATCCGCACTCAGCGTGACTGACATTACACGCAGATTCTTGCTTGAAACCAATGCAATAACGTCAGCGCTTGCACTTAGATCCAGTGCTTTGTATTTCAGATCGTTGGTGAATGTATCGTGAAAGGTAACAAGACCATCTGCAGCACCACTGGCACCTGATGCACGGATGTAAGCATCCGCGCCGTTAGCATCTCTTCCGTATAAAGCCATCAGATAATACTCAGAAAAATAGCGTTGTCAGGTTCGTCAAAATCAGCTTGGAATTGTGACAACGTGAGAGTACCGGACACAACCCAAGGTGTTTTAGTCTCGTCGCGCAGTAAAGCTCGTATTCTTACTTTAACATTATCAACATCCCCAACAAAAATATCGGCCAGAGGGACATAGAAGTACCCTTGACCAACATAATCATTTAATGGCGTACTGTATAACTCGACCTCGTATCGGTCAACTAATAAATCAGCCACCTCTGTACTGACCAAAGATCCGGCAAATACATAGTCAAGACTGCCCTGTACAAGACGACTGGGTGGATCCCAAGATATTGAGACTTTTGCGGTAGGTACGATCGACATGACAAACTAAGTACGAAGTCTGAAACTGATGGTGGCTGGATTTAAAACAGGATTTGTACCACCACTGAGACGCTGGCGAGAAGAGCTTTGTTCAACGCCTGAATTCACATACTCATATTTAGAGTGATCGTACTTAATACCAATAACTTGATAAGAACCATCACTTTCTTCTGTTACTTTTTGGACTCGATAACGATTAAATTGATTGTCAGCATTTGTTTCTGACGCTTCATTAACTAATACCCAAAGCATGCTTGACGAGGGTACAGAAGAAAAACCAGATACATTAATTTTACTGCCACTGACGCTGGAGACTGAGGTACGTTGCGCATCGCCTCCAGTTGTATAGGTATATAGATACCAATCACCAGAACCAAGACTGCTTATATTCCGATCAGCAATGATATAAGAAGAATTGGCTGAAACAATCCGACCACCAGCTTCAATCCGCATTTTTAACGGATCTCCAATTAAACAAATATCACCAGGAAGTAAAAGTGCGCCTTCAGGTCCGACCTTAAAGCTGACAGTTTCAGTAGACCCCAGATTTGTTGCCAGCGTGTATCTACCCATACGATGTGCTTGCTCAGAGTTAGTACACCCCAGTGCGCGAATCTTTTGCAGGTTATAGCCATATTTTTGCATCGCACTGCGAGACTCAACAAGGATCTTTGCTTCCTTATAAAAGTTAGTTTTGTCGATATAACTCACCTGTACTGCAGTGGTTCGAGCTTTTTTGGCTGTACCCTCATATACAAAGCATGGCTCATCAACCGAATCATCACTGCCACCTTGAATCACATTTGCCTCAGTGAACAGGCGGTAATCTGACGGATTGTCTGGGGCCGCGTCATCGATAACAACAGACACATAACCCCCCGCATAAATTAATTGCCCTTGAAAAGTTGATGTGATACTGCGCAGAAGCTCAATAGTATCTGCATCACCAGAGATAGTGGCGTTAAAAGTTATGTTTTTGCTTTTGCAGTATTGTTGAGCAATAAAGAAGGAAGCTTTGTCAATATCATCAAACCTGATTCCTGGTTCAATTACAGACTCGTTTAACGGTGCATTAGTTGTATAACTTCGGCTACCCGCGCCATATCGTCCATTAGTCAACAGGTCAAGAACAACATTTGCAGGATTATCTGAATATTCATAGGAAACTGAAAGACCACTACTTAAAACCGGCAATCTACGGCCTTTTATGAGTGCAGTAATTCCAGGGATGCGTGAAACTGATCCTGCCTTAAAAGAACAGGCCAATACTGCAGTTTGTGGATAAACTAATCGCTCGTTCCAAAGAACTTCCATAGAAAGCCATTGAATATCACCTTTTGCCCAGTTGTACATACGAGTACCTGAGTCGCCCTGCTTTAAAAAAGGCTCGCGAGCAGCTCGACGGTCTACGCG